CGAAGAATTAGAGGAGATCTTTCCACCAATCACATTTAACCCAGAAGATTCTATGGAACAAATTATGTATAGATCTGGACAACGCTCTGTGGTTGAGTGGATTGTCCATCGAATGGAAGAGGTAAGGACAGATGGCTTATAAAAATGGAAGATGGGTTCCAAATGAGGACATCAATTGGAAACGAGATACAGAAGCAGAAAAACAATCCTTAAGACTTAGATTACAAGGTACTGGTTTAAACTGGTGGGATCATGGTCGCTCAGCATTTAGGACAGACATTTGGGGAGACTTAAATGAAGAACAAAGGTTCCAAGTACTAGAGCAATATGATACTGCTTACGATACTGACCCTAACATAGTACACGATATGAATTGGGGTATTGATTTAGAACGAGGTCTATCATATAATCAATCCTCACATGATATCACTAGACGACATCAGACATTTAAAACTGATAAAGGAACCTACACCCACATAAAAGGTAAGACTATTGAAGGTGATACATGGGATGCTTTAGCAGTATTCAATGCTATGACTGGTGGTAAAACAGTTTACAATCCATACCGAGGTGACTATGATGATGAAGGTAATAAAATATTTACTGGTGAAGTAAAGGTAGGTGATAAACCTAGAAAAGATTGGGAAGCTCATTTGAGTCCTGACTATGTACGTCATCGTAAGTTTGGTACACTGTTAAAAGAACACACCAATGATGACGGTGATGTCCTAGGTGTCCAATGGGAAAACCGAGATCATGCAATGGATTGGTCTCAATATAGTGATGAGCCATTGTATCGTGCAGCTATTGATGAACTGATGGAAGATCATCCTACTATGTTTATTGGATCTGGTGATGATTTCACTACTGCTAAACAAGTACGTGCAGCATCTAAAGAAATACAAAGCTGGGTACAGGAAGTATGGGATAGGTTTGAACCCGGTACAGATTATCAAGTTATTGATGATGCCGTTAAAGCTGAACTTAATTTACAAATGAAGCGTGGTGAGATAACTAACAAACGTTATCCATACGGTAGGAATACTAGAGGATTTGAATACAACCAAGCTGTTGCTATTAAAAAGTATAAACCTTGGAATGAATTTGATCCTGATTCAGGTACTGTTACTAAAATCAATCCTGTAACTGGAGAGATTAGAGATAGTTATCAAGTAGAACCAACTCCACCTCCAGTTAGATTTACTGTTACAGATAATACTGATGAAGTAAATCATGAAAAAGGTATCTACTATAGTAGAACTAAAGGTTTACAACAAAAGATTACAGATAGTATGCACCCTAAACCACCTGCTATACCTAAACCTACTAGCTTAACTATTAGAACAGTCGCAAACGATCAGGGATTAGTTAAACGTCCTGCAAATATACCAACTGAATGGAGAGTAGGAGGTGTTGAATAATGGCTAACTACCAACATTTCAATACCGATATTTCAGGTAAAACTTTAATTGATACTTTGTTTTATGGTTATGACAGTTCAAATCCCGGTAACTTTATTAACAAAGGTGAAGCTGGTTGGGATGAATCGTCTGTTAAACAAACAGTTGCAGGTATCTTAGATATACAAGGTACATCAGGTGATACACAAACTCAAGCTCAAGCAATACTTGACGCTGCTCCACAAGGTGCGAACATAAAAGATTTATTACAAAACCTAGCTGGTACATCAGCAGCAGAAATACAGGAAGGCACTTACCAAGATAAAAACTATGGTCATACTTATTTAATGGCTGTAGCAGATCCAAAGTATGCGGCTGAGCATAATATTGATGTATCAGGTGCTAATGTATCTGATTTATTTGATAAAGGTCTGATGAGATCAGGCAGTACTGAGGACATAGATTATTGGGAAGGTGATGAGCAAGGTTCCATTGCAGATGTTGCAGCTAATTTTTTAAGGAATTCTGAATCTCAAACACACCAAGCATTTGATAAACACTTTGGTCGAATGGCAGGTGCTGAAGGTTTGAATTACTTTGCAGGTATTGATACCAGTAATTATAGTGATATTCAAAGTGAAGAAGAAATATCGGCACAAGGTCAGACACTTTCTGATTATATAGGTGATATCATAAGTTATAGAGGTACTGATCATACAATGTCAGCTGAAACTATAGCACGTGATGCATCTTATGAATTAGGTGGTGAAGCATCAACTACTGATCAACGTCATGATCTTTATTACACAGCTCCTAAAGAAGATGACATCGCTAGGTATAGAGATAGTATAAGAGATGCACGTGCCGATGGTAGTGATGGTGCAGCTGCTGTAACTGCAGTAAAAGATGAGATCTTTAGCAAAGCTAACCAACTAGTAGGTGCTAATCTTGGTGACTATGATGACCTTGGTGGTATTGCAGCTGGTAATGCAACTGGTATGGGTCGATTCCTTAGTGATGCTGAACAGCAAAAAGGTTTTGAAGAAGGTAAAACAGGTCAAGATTGGTACGATGAAACTAAAGGTACTGTCTGGGGTCCATTAAAAGGTGAGGTAGATAAAACTACTATAAAACCAGAAGACATCATTAAGATAAAACCTGATGGTACTGGTGGTAAAATTGATACTGAAGTTTTCCTAGAAGAACGTGCTAAAGATCCTGACTCTCCATACTATGATCAAAATTTCGACATCAATGATTATAGAATGTGGAATCAAAAGTATTTAGATGAAGGTGGTGTTAAATATGATCATGGTGAATGGACATATAACCCAGTTAAACCTGATCTACCTACAGATATTCCAATCAATAAAGAGAAGGTAGACTACATGCCGGGCTTCACATCTGATGTACAATTACCTTCAGATGTTAAGTATGCAGATCGTGCTAAAGAGTTTGATACTGAATATAAATCAGTACCTCATACAGCAAAGACTGCACAAGGTACAGCAGGTCAAAGGTTCACAGGCACAAGTGCTAAAGGTGTACGGATGAAGAGATCTAAAGCATCTAGAATGGGTACCATTAGAGGTACAAAACAATTAGGCAGAGAACAGCAAACTAAATCCCTTAATATATAATGTCAGCTAAAACAAGATATGACAGTTTAGCATCAGGACGTTCTCAGTTTCTAAACATAGCGGAAGAGGCAGCGAAACTAACCATACCATATATAATTCGTGGTGAAGAGGAGTTCATGACGGGTGCCAAAAACTTAAGCACTCCATGGCAATCAGTTGGTGCTAAAGGTGTAGTCACCTTAGCAGCTAAACTACAACTAGCATTAGTACCTGTTAACACCAGCTTCTTTAAGCTTCAAGTTAACGATGCAATGCTAGGACAGATTGATCCTCAAATCAAAACTGAATTAGATTTATCCTTTGCTAAGGTAGAGAAAACCATCATGGAATCTATCGCAGCATCAGATGATCGTGTTGTTATACACCAAGCTCTTAAGCATTTGGTGGTAGCAGGTAATGCACTGGTCTTTATGGGTAAGGATGGTTTAAAACTATTTCCTCTACATCGTTATGTCATAGAGCGTGATGGGAACGGCAATGTAATTGAAATTGTCACCAAGGAAAAAATTAGCAAAAAATTATTACCAGAATTT